CGACCTTTGTATTTGTAGTTGAGTTTCTTCATCAATACTTGCATCAGGAATTATTTTTTCTTTTTTATTTTGTTTTGCTTTTTCAACACCAAGTTCTTTTAGTCTTTTTATTTCTAACTCAATAGCTCTTATTATTTTATTTTTAGAGATTATTTCTTTCTCCGTGCTTTCGGGCAAGAGTTGAGCCTGTTCAAGTTTATCTTTTTGAATTTGTATTAAAGACGCTTGTAACTTAGATTCTTCTTTTAATCTTTTTTTGTTTTGCCTGTCTATTTCTTCTTGCTTTTCAGCAGCTTCTTTTTCAGTCTTTACCTGCTCATTAATTAAATTTTGCAACTGAATAGCAGCTTGTTTTCTAGCTTCAATATCTTTTTCTAAATTTTCTTGTCTTTTTTTACTATTTTTTGTAAAAACACCTTGAAATATAGAGTTTGACATTTCTTCTAAAGTTCTTTCATAAAGAATTATCTCTCCCTCTAAAATCAACTGTTCGCTTTTTAACGCTTCTGACAA